GCTGTAGCCAGCAACTCCTACCTTGAACCTGGCATACAGGACAGCCGCATCGAAACCGGCACCATGCAAGTGCTGCTACCCGGCGAGAACATCACATTTCCTACACTTCCACAAGACAGCGACTTAGAGGCGTTCTTATCGGTGTGCCTGCACCAATTCGCTGTCGGCATCGGTGCCACATACGAACAAATCACAGGTGATCTGCGCGGCGTTAACCTCTCCTCTATCCGTGCCGGCATCTTAGACTTTCGGCGCAAATGTGAGCAGTTCCAGCAAAACACCATCATCAGTCAGTTCATCCGGCCGGTGGTGCTTGACTGGTGGCTGCCGGAAGCGGTGATGAGCGGGGAGCTGGTGCTACCAGGCTACGCCAACAACCGCGATATGTACGAAGAAGTGGAATGGGCAATGCCTGCCTTCGCGTACATTGACCCTCTTAAAGACACAGAAGCAAAGCAGATGCAAGTACGCAACGGATTCACGTCGCGTGAAGCTGTGGTGGCTGATCAGGGGTCTGATTCTGCCGATGTGGACGCGCAGCAGATAGCTGATAACGCACGTGCCGACGCTGCCGGCCTGATCTACGACAGCGACGGGCGCAAGGCACTGCTCAAGGGCGAGACACTCACCACCGACGCAGCAGAAGAGACAGGCGGAGTGCCGGCAACACCGGCCAAAGGAAAGAAGGCTTAATCATGCAGATTATCGACACGACCACCATCACGCACGACGCTAAGATGCGCACCATTCTCACCGCGGTGGAGCGCTACACCTTTGACCACCTCCGCGATCCGCAGAATGAGCAGGAGCACACTGACAAAGCAGTGCTGAATGAGTTTGCACTGCAACTGACTGAGCTTGTGCACGGTGGCGGCGGTGGTGACACAGATGACGTGATGACTGCCGATGTGGATGTACAGAGTGACGATGTGGTTGAGCCAGTGGTGGTCAAGCACAAGCGTGGCAGCAAGAAGCCTGTCTAACCGTCAATGCTATCGTTCTAACTAGGTCCTACACTATGCCCAAATCACCGCTCCTCCGCCTTGCATCGCAGGTGTTCGACGCACCGCTCATGATAATTCCAGAGAAGCTGGAGGTTATCTTGCGCGCTGTAGGCCCTAGACTGCAAGCCGACGCCACCGCTGTGCAGGAACTGATCACGGCCGGTGTGCTGCGCTCGCAGTCCGACGCCGACCACACCGCCATGCTGAAGCGCTTCGCCTACTATGACGATGACGAAGACTACGGTGGTGGCGGCAACAGCGGTGGCAACAGCGGCAACCGCAAGCCTTATCGCATCACTGACGCTGGCATCGCACTCATCCCGGTGAGCGGTGTGCTCATGAAGAAAGGGAGTTGGATGTCCGCGATGAGTGGCTGCACATCCTATGACGCCATCACCAACTCATTCAACCTTGCCATGGATGACGGCCAAGTTAAGGCTGTGCTGTTCGATATCGACTCCCCTGGCGGCACCACGCATGGGTGCTTTGAACTATCCGACCTGATCTACGCGGCGCGCGGCACTAAGCCGATATATTCCATTGCCGACGACCTGGCCGCATCTGCCGCCTACGCCATCGCCTCTGCCGCTGACAAAGTGTTCATCACACGCACGGCCGGAGTGGGCAGCGTGGGTGTGTTCTGCCTGCATATTGACCAATCCGGTGCTGACGCTCAAGCCGGCGTGAAGTACACCTACATCTATGCCGGTGACCACAAGGTTGAGGGTAACCCGCATGAACCGCTCACCAAAGGTGCCAAGTCATCTGTGCAGGCAGAGGTAGACCGCGAGTACGATATCTTCACTTCCACTGTCGCGCGCAACCGCGGCGTAGCACAGGCGGATGTGGTCGGTACCAAGGCAGATGTACGGTTTGCCGACGCAGCTCTCCCCTTGCTGGCCGATGTTATCGGCACGTTTGACACGTGCATTGCGACTCTGAGTAGCACAATCACCGGAGTTCGTGCTACGATACCTACGTCAAGCAACAAGCGTGCTACAGGAGATACACCACCAATCATGGCCACCAAACTTACTGCGGACGAACTAAGGGCGAAGAAAGAACTGGCTGCTACCAACCTCCTGGCCGCGCAGGCCGCGATGGATGAGTGTGAGTCGGATGCTGACGCCGCACCGCCCATGTGCGTCCCTTGTTCTCCGCCCACCAAGAAGGGCAAAAAGGCTGCCGCTCCCGCCGACACCGCCGACGATAACGACGAAGACGATGCGCCCGCGCCCAAGAAAGCGGCTGTTGGCGTTCCCATCTCTGCCGCACCGACCGTGGTAGCACCGGTCGCGGATCGCACCGCCGACATGCAGGAGATCGCCACGCTGTGCAACCTCTCCGGCTTCACCGATCTGACGGCCGGCTTCATTCTCTCTGGCACCTCCCTTGCTGATGTGCGCAAGACACTGCTCGACAAGCGCGCTGCCACTTCCGCTGCCACCGCTGTCAATGCCAACTTCGGCGCCGTCTCTACCGACTCTCTGGATACCATTGAAGCGCAGGCGAACGCACTGGTCACCAACTCTGGCGGGTCGCTCACCAAGTCTGCCGCCTACGAACGCGTACTGAAGTCCAACACTGTCGCCTACCAGTCCTACAACGATGAGCGCGAAAACGCTGCTCTCACCACAGGTCGCGTGCGCAAGTATGTGGCCGCCGTACAGCCGCGGTTCGCCGCGCTCGGCCTGACCAGCGATATCGGCTAACACCAGCAATTTCAGTCACAGGAGATCATCATCATGGCCTACGAAGAAGCAGTAACCTTTAACCGCCGCACCGTGATTGCTGGCGCCGACCTCAGTGCGAAGCAGTTCTATGCGATCACATCTTTCAGCGGCAACACGGTTAACGTGGCCGCCACCGGCAAAGCTATCGCCGGCATTCTGCAAGACAACCCGGTGAGTGGCAAAGCCGGATGTGTGGCGTACAACGGCATCAGCAAGGCGGCCATCGCGGCCAGCCAGACTATCACGGCCGGTGTCACCATGCTGGAGGTTGGCGCGGGCGGTACGCTTATCGCCAACGCAGCCGGTATCATCGTGGCCCGCGCACTCGAAACGCTGGATGGCAGCATCGCCGCTGTCACCTACATGGCGGTCGAGTTGCTGCCTTCTAACGCCGCGATGGTGTAAGGGACAAGTTTGGCTGGTGGCTGACCGTCGTGATGACTGGACAGCCACCAGCACAAGGTTCGCGTAACATATTTTCATTCTAGCGTCGTGATGACGCGAGGAGCAATTAGTGGCACAGCCGACACTCAGCGATGTTCACGTTAACGCACTGCTCAGTAATCTGAGCAACATGTATGCGCAGGAGGAAGGCGCGTTCGTGGCAACGCGCGTGTTCCCTATCGTGCCGGTGGCCAAAGCCTCCGACCGGTACATCACTTACTCCCGCGCCGACTTCAACCGCAACACGATGCGCAAGCGCGCGCTAAGCGCTGAGTCTGCCGGTGGCGGATACAAGCTCGACAACACGCCGACCTACAGCACCGACGTGTGGGCGCTGCACAAGGACATTGACGATCAGGTGCGCGCTAACGCCGACGCAGTGCTGAGCTTGGATCTGGAAGCTACCAAATGGCTTGTCACGCAGGGTCTGATCAGCCGCGAGGTTGACTGGGCGAGCGCGTTCTTTGGCAACGTGTGGACTACCCTTCAAACCGGCGTGGCTGGTGCCCCTGCCGCTAACCAGTTCCTGCAATGGAACGACGCGAACAGCACGCCTATCCAGGATGTGCGTAACGCCAAGCGAGTGATCCAGCTCGCAAGCGGCGGGTTCCGCCCCAACAAACTCGTGCTCGGCCGCCCGGTGTTCGACATCCTGTGCGATCACCCGGACTTTGTGGACCGCATCAAGTACGGCCAGACGCCCGGCAAGCCGGCAAAGGTCACGCTCGATGCGATGGCCGGGCTGTTCGAGTTGGATGAGGTGCTGGTCATGGACAGCATCGTGAACACCGGCGTGGAAGGACCGCTGTCGGTCAGCCTCAACGCTAACGAGAGCAATTCATTCATCGGCGGAGCGAGCGGCGTTGGTGGCAAGGCAGCGCTCCTGCTCTACACCCCGTCTGCCCCTGGCATCATGACCCCTGGCTGCGGCTACACCTTCGCCTGGACGGGTCAGTTCGGCAGCATCAACGGCACGCGCATTAAGTCGTTCTACATCCCGCAGATTGAATCCACCCGCGTGGAGATTGAAGCGGCGTATGTCCACAAGCTGGTGAGCGCCGACATGGGCGGATACTTCGCTACTGCCATCGCATAGGCACTGATGCTGTCATGACCTACTCTCTCACCCCATTCACGCAACTCATCCGCCGCGGCATGCCGGAGTTCATGGTGTGCCGCCAACCGCTCCTACTGAGCGGCGATGAGTTGCAAGTGGGCGATGTGCTGCCTGCCACCGCCATGGTCAACCGCACCCGCGTGCGACAGATGTATGAGCAGCGGCGCATCATGCCCATCGCGCTGACACAGGCAGCGGCACCGCTCCCTGTCGTAGCGCACCGCCAGAGCGTGCTGGTAACCAAACAGCCAGTTGCCACCGCTCGCCCCACAGAAGTCACTGCACTCCCGCTGGATGTGCCACCAGCACCAGCGCTATCAGTCACACCGTCATCGGCGGCTACAGCGGTCGCCACCTACAAGGCCAAATTTCGCAAACCAGGAGCACGATAACACCATGGGCGTAGTCAAAGATTATTCACCAAAGATCGGTGTGTCGTACAAGGCCATGCCAGCGGGTTCCCCCTCTGCCCCATCTGCCAATTCCACGACATTTCAGCCGGGCCATCTGACAGGTATCGGTCTGGTGCGCATGGCGCGCGCCAAATATGACTTTGCTGTGGACGGCGGCGCTATCGGGCTGATCACGCCGGCACTTAACGCTACCCTGCCTGACAACGCCATCATCGTCGGCGGCATTCTCAACCCGACCACGGCGCTTATCGGCGCCACCGCTACCATTGCTGTAGGTACCGCTGCCGGATCGTCTGCATCGGCTATCAAGGCGGCCACAGCCGTCGCCACCTACTCACTCGATGCCATTCTTGCCACCGTTCCTGTGTTCACCGCTGCCAGCGCGTTCAAGATGACGGCGGCCGGTGCGATCACACTCACCGTCGCCACCGCCGCACTCACTGCCGGCGTGTTGGAGATCACGCTGTTCTACATCCCGGCAGCCAACTAACACACGGCTGCTATACTGTGGTTGATCTGCGCGGTGGAACGCCAATGGTGGTCGGTGTAACAGCCGGCCACTTTCCATTTGTGCTGTCAGACCTAATTGTCGCGTTGTGCTCATGTCATTCTCTTCTCAGCTCGCCGCTGCATCCACTTTGATCGTCGCCGTGCTCGGTGACAGCCTCTCCCTCACCATCCACCCGCAGACCGGTGGCAGCGCTGTTACCGGCCCCGCCATCACCAAGAACCCGGCGCTGGAAGAGGATTGGGTACCAGGCAGCGCGGTTGGTGTGTCGGTGCTTATTCTGTGGGCACTGCTTAGCCTCTTTCCCACCGTCAGCAACGGTGACACTGCCACCGTGAACAGCGTTGATTACGATGTAATCCAGACGAATGTTGATCTGGTCGGTGGCGTCACCATCAAGCTCCGGCGCCGCAACAAAGCGTGGAATGCATAATAGAGTCATATGCTCGACCCCGATCTGGTAGTCGCCGCCATCGTCACCGCGCTGCAATCCATCCCGGCGCTAGTCACTGAGATGAACGGAGCAGGCAACATCTATGCTCACTACTATCAATACGGAGCGGAAAACAGCCTGGCGCAGTCCATCTACACCATGACCTCCCCATCCATCCTTATCGCCTACCAGGATCTGCTCGGCGGCAATTTCGACGGGATGACAATCTGGAAGCACCGCATTGACGCATACATACGGCCGGGAAACCGCGCGGTTGGCACATCGCCTGTAGCCGCGTCATCGCCGCACGTATGGTGGCTCATGATGCACAGCCCAGTGCTAGGTACTACACGCAACCTGCGTGAAGTGACGCTGCTCTCCAACGCGCTGCAAATCATGGACACACCCACGCTCATGCACCGCTCTGATGAACAAGGTGCCGACTTCTTTGTGGGGAGTATGTGCTGGCCAGAGGCAGGCGACGATTAGCACCGCGCGGTGACAGTGCGACGAATAACACTGTTCGTGCTATCGTGTAAGTGACCGGCGCACCAACTAATGACGGGAGTCATCAGACCAACCATGCACTCTGCTACCGACACAGTACTCATGCAGCACCCTCACCACCGCGACACTGCACCTGTCGAAGTGGAGAACGCTTCTGACGCGCTGGTTGCGCTCATGAACCAAGGCTTTGTGCAGGTCAAACCCACCACACCATCTATCTTGTCGGAGCAGGAGTAACCCACCATGGCGGCACGTTTACAAAATCTCATCCTCGGTCTGGGCAAAGCAAAGCAGGCTGACATCTCCACTATCGCCGCTTCCTTCCTGCGTTTCAAGAAGTTGAACATGGATCTGACCAGCACCGGCTTCTCGACCGAGAACGACGCAGCAGAGATTGGCAAGGGGGATGAGTTCATCTCAGTAGCCGGCGTGTTCCCTGTCGCCTACTCTCCCGGTGGCCGCCTGGAGAAGTACAGCAGCGCCGAGTTCATGACATGGGCACTGTGCTACGCGCTCGGCAATGTGGTGGAGGCGTCATCCATCTACACCATCACTCCCATCGCGCCTGGCACGACGCTGGAGCTGCCTTATCTGTCTGTGGTGGAGCAGGTGCCGGAAGGCGGTGCCACATGCATTGATAACGCCTTCATTGGTTGCGCTGTTGAAGACTTCCTGTATGAGTTCAGCTACGGCCCCGGTCGCGCATCTGGCAAGGTCACAGTCAACTGGGTGGGCAGCGGCAAGCTCACCACGCCGTCCGCCGTGACCGTGCCCGCCGTGCAGACCGAGAACAACATGCTCACCGCGAGCATGGCGCTCACTATCATCGGTGTGGACACCGTTACGCTCAAGACGATCCTCAAAGGGTCGTTCGGATGGAAGAACAACCTCATGACCAACGCCGGGTTCTTTCCTGGCAGCGGTATGCAGAACGGTGCGCAGATCCGCGGCAGGCTGGAGATCGGTGCGCGCATGCCGACATTCCAATTCACTGCCCGGCTGCTCACCGGCAGCAGCGAGTATGCCAAGCTCATCGCGCAGACAACCGGCACTGTGGTGCTCACCGTCACCTACGACGCCACGCACACCGTCACGCTTACCTTCGCATCGGTCAGCTTCGAGATGGTGGAGAACACAGAAGTGGACGGGCTGGTGGCAGTCACTGTGACGTGCGCGGTCAAGGCGACATCGGGTGGTGTCACTGTCACTGCCGTCGCCAAGTGCGGCATCAGTGGCATTGCGCAGTAACGAATGACCACACTAGCATCAACCGCTCATCTCTCAGCAGCTAGCCTGGCGTTGTTATTCGTTCAGGCTGTACCACCCGGTGGTGACTTTCAGCTCATCAGTGGCTTAGGCATCGGTGGCATCCTAGCCTTCGTAGTGATGCGCTACTACCGCGAAGACCGACGTGCGAGTGAAGACCGCTACGCCGCACTTGCTACGGACTTTCGCAAGACCGTCGTGGAGAACACCGCTGCGATCACACAGAACACAGGGGCGATTACTAATCTCAGAGACATGATCACCGGCTGCACGGAACATCAGTCGGCTGAGCATGCCCATCGTAAGGGTAGAGACAGCGGTGGAGCTGTATAATACACGGTAGGAGCAACACACACCTATCATGTACGGCGAACTTCCATCCATCCTGATTGACGGCGTAAAAGGCAACGGCTACCCAATCGAGTTACAGCAGCCAGCTAAGTTCTGCATCCTCCGCCTCCCCACATCTGACGAACTGCTAACCTATCTCAGCGCGCAGCGCTCGCTGTACCGTGATCTTGGGCGCCGCACCGGCGAGAGCGAAGACGTACCCACGCCCAAAGCCGACCAGGCGTTGTTCCGTGCGATCCGGCTGGATAAGATTGACGCCGTGGCGCAGCAGCCGGTAGATGATTGGGATGACGCAGAAGCACTCTACGCCATCGGCATTATCACCAGGCTGCGCATTGATAGCTGCGAGCGTGACGGGCAGCAATACGTCATCGTGCTCAGCACACTATTCGGCGCTACCACTCACACTGTCACCATTCCGTTCCAGCGCGACATGGCGGAGTATCGGCGCAATGTGTACAAGCCGCGCGATATGCCGCACAACCTGGAAGAACGCCGGTTCCCACCAGAAGTGCCGTGTAAGCTCTATGACAAGATCGTGGTGAGCGCAGAAGGGTATGCGAACGGCACTGCCACGCCGCCTCATCACAAGCGCGCTGTGATCGGTGAGCTGATGTCAGCACTGGCGCTGCTCGACCCGTCCCTCTCCCCAAACTCCTAGAGCAGCCGGATGAGTGGCCAGCGCCACTCTCTACTACGCCTCTCCGCCTGCTCATCCACCGGCTGCTGCGCGAGGACAGTCTGTGCCGCGGCGGGGAGGATCAGCAGCGTGGCTGCCCTGCCGCCAACACTGTGCGGTGCTACGCATGCGGTGAGCGGTGGGAGGTGGAGGATACCAACTACATCCCCGCCTGCCCATCGTGCGGTGTGACCGGCGCCGTGACAGAGCGATGCGGCGATTGCCCGGTGCTGGCGCTGGAGCACGCGCGGGAATGCACGCCGGCCGGCCGCCTGCTAGAGCGCACCCTAGACTTAGACTTCGACACCTCCCACTTCACAGTGGACTGGGCTGACATCACGTGCGAAGAGGACCAAGCACTCAAGATCCTCACGCAAGAGCGCAGCAAATGGGAGAGCGAGCGGCGCGATGAGCAGCGGCAGGAGCAGGAGCAGGCGCGGCTCATGGATCAGATGGCGCGCAAGCACGGGCAGAGGTAGACTGTGCTGTATGGCTGAGTAGTGTGACGTGGTGAAGTACTGGCTGTCCTGCCACCGGTTCACCGTGCAAGTGAACACCGACATGGCGGGCATTATCGTGTGGACGGCGCCGATCACGCGCAAGTTCATTGGCCAACCTCTTACCAACCTGCTAGGCTGGTGCGGCGGTGAGCTTGATCTGCTGTAGCGTACACTGTATGTGTGGCTATCTTCCAGGCAAGAATCACACAGGCCAAGCTCGTGTTCTCACCGTTCTCATCTGAGCAGATGGCAGGCGTCGGCCAGGTGTTGGTCAACTCCATTCGTAAGCGCATCAGCATGGCTGTGGACGCAACAGACAGCCCGGCCAAGCCGCTCGCTGCCCGCTACGCCACACAGAAGACAAAGGGCAGGCTGGTCACAGGCGGCGGCACGCGCAAGTACTACGGTGCTCCTATCCGCGATTGGAGCTTGCGCACGTTCACCATGCGCGCACTTGCTGTCCTCCGCGCCAACGAAATGAGTGTGACGGTTGGCTTCTCTACCAACCAGGCGGATCTGATCGTGACCATTCAGCAGAAGCGCTGCGTCATGTTCGGCGTCAGTCCAACCGATGAGTCGGCAGTGCAGCGTCACATCAGTGACCTACTCGCCATCTCCCCCATGGTGAAGGTTGCACGCTCTAAAGTGGCATAGCACACTGTCCGCCCGCTCGCCCGCCCGCGCTACACTGTTAGCATGGCGCAGAACCAGATAGACTACACCCTCGACCCGCGCAATGTCCTAGCCGGTCTGCGTGAGATTGACGCGCTGCAACGCAAGGTGGCGGCCGGCGTCACGGTCAGCGCCAAAGAGTGGGAAACCGCCTATGGCAACACATCGCGCATTGTGGGGCAGTTCTTTTCTCGCAGCGAGCAGAACCAGGAGCGCTACATCAAGGGACTGGAGCGGGCGGGAGTGGCGGCAGGCAAGTCAGGCATCGAAAAGCTCATCGCGCTGCGTGACCGGGACATCAAGGCGACAGAGGGACAGATCAAAGCCAACGAGAAGGCCATCCGCATCACCAAGGCATACCAGGATCAGATTGACGCACTGAACAAGAGTCAGAACGGCAACAGCAACGCATCGGCAGTGCAGGCGCTCCGCGGCGTGCGCGATCTGTTCGAGGGACGCACTGCATATGGTGAGGTGATGATTGGTAAGGCGCTGGCCGGTGCAGGCGGTTCTATCGCTATTATCGGCGGCATCACGGCCGCGCTTGGTGCCGCTGCCGTCGCCAGCTTCAAGGCGGCAGAAGCTATCGGTGAGTATGGCATGCAGGTGCGCAACGTGCAGGAGCGCACTGGTTTCACCACCAAAGAAGTCGCGCAGTTTGGCTTTGCCGCCAAGCTGTCTGGCGAGGACGTGTCGATATTCGAGCGCGCAATGCGTGGCACCACACAGGCAATCGAAGACCAATCCGCTGCTGGTGACAAAGCGCGCGACTGGCTTGGTAAGTTCGGTGTAGACATCCGTGCGGTGCGTGAAGGGTTGGTGCCAACCTCGGTTGTCATGCAGCAGATCGGGGAAGGGTTCAAGAACCTCCCCGCTGGCATTCAGCGCACCAAGGCAGAGTTGGATCTGCTGAAACGTATTGGCATCGAAGCAGCACCTGTGTTTGTCGAACTGACTGAGCGATTAGAGCGAGCACGGCAGATTAAGCTCGGGTTTTCAGAGTCGGACGTGGCAGGGTTTGCTGATGTGCACAAGCAACTCACAGAGATCGGTGCCCGCTATGAGCAGTTCAAACTGGAGTTGCAATCGGGTTTCTCTATC